GTTTAAAATCACAACACGCAAAAGGCCAGGCGGCGGACTTTGAAATATTTGGTTTGGCAAATGCTGAACTAGCAAAATATATCATAGACAAATTAAATTTTGACCAATTGATATTGGAATTTCACAATCCAGAAGAACCTAATAGTGGGTGGATCCATTGTTCTTACAAGAATGATGAAGACAATAGAAAACAAGTATTAAGAGCATACAGGAATGATGATGGTAAGACGGTATATGAACCGTATGACCCTAGTTGAGCCGTTGAAACTCTTAACAATGAACAAGTAAAGGATCGCAATAAACTTGTGGACCATTATATGCTCCATAGGTCTATTTGACGCTTGACTTTTTGCCAATATAATGTTATATTAGTATATTATGAGTAAATTTAAATTTGAAGAAATAAACAAAGACCTTTTACCTAAAACTAAAGGTAGAAGAATAGACGGACACAGGTTTTACGAAGTTGATGGCAAGAACTATCCTTCCGTAACTACCGTATTAAATATCAGAAAAAAAGATGGACTATTAGAGTGGCGTAAGAATGTAGGTGAAGGCGCTGCTAATTGGGAGATGGCTCGTGCTGCTCGTAGAGGTAAGGCAACTCACACATTAATAGAACAATATCTAAAAGGTGAAACTCCTAGTGAGAGAAGTGTATTACCAATAGGACTTTTTAAATTATTAAAACCCTATGTAGATCAGATAAACAATATTCATTTGTTAGAATCAATAATGTACTCACACAAATTGACCATTGCAGGTCAAGTTGATTGTGTTGCTGAATACAATGGTAAATTATCTGTAATAGATTTCAAAACAGCAAACAAAGAACGACAAGAGTCTTGGATAGATAATTACTTTTTACAATGTACTGCCTATGCTATTATGTATGAGGAGATATTCGGTAAACCCATAGAACAAATTGTTATATTACTTGCAGGAGAAGATGGTTCTGTTGCTTGCTACAAGAAGAATAGAAAAGATTATGAAGAGTCGCTGGGTAAGGCTATCCAAGACTTTTATAAATATTACGAAGAACAAAACAAAGGTAAAGTCAAAAGTACGACCTAGATTAATAATGTGAATTAAATTTATACTTGCGACCTAACGGTAGAGGAAGTATGAAAAAGTTAATACTAATTATAACATTATTTTTATCAAGTATTGCTTATGCAGAAACGCAGAAACAATATAACTTTTGGTGGGAACAATTGCCAGCAATATGTTCCACGAATGATGAAATTAATAGGTGGGCGACAGACAATAAGTTTATCCCGCTTAATGTAAGTTACGGAAGAGAAGGTGGCAAACCAGATGGTACAATCGTTTATATGGTAGTTTATTGGATGAACGATACAACACAATCATTTGCTTCAGTACAAACACCTGACAATCCAAATACAACTTGCATTTTATTTAGGACTTTTGATGTGGTTTTGAATAAGACCTTACAGAATTAAAGAATTTAATGTTGAAGATAAGACAATAACTAGTGAGGACGGCGGTGCGATACCGCCCACCTCCACCAATTTAAAACACATTGATGTGTGCTTTGAGGGGGTGATTCAGATTCGACTGCTACTAAAACTTATTGGAGTTAAATCGCTGACACCGTAATGTCAAATTATAAATGCTAACGAAAGTTACGCTTTAGCAGCATAATAACTGCTTGGGGTTTGCCTGTACCTCGCAACAGAAACAGGCATATATAAAGATATGATGAACCAGGCGACACCGATCAAAATTTCTCAAACATATTACAGAATACCTAGCGTATTAGCTGGGTGGGCCCCTATTGTGGTTACGCTAGCGTGTAACCACACTAGAAACCAAGCTAGACAAATTAACAAGTTTATGATATAATGAATCTATGAATAGCAAAGAATTTAGTTTAAAGATAGAATCAGTAGTAAAAGAAAAAAGAGTATCTTATATGGATGCTATTATTGAGTATTGTAAATTAAATGACATTGATGTAGGAACGGTTAAGACTATGGTTAATAAAACATTAAAAGAAAAAATAAAACACGAGGCAGTTAATTTAAGAATGTTAAAAGAAAAGAAAGGTGGCATATTACCTGTATGAACGGATTGGAAATGCTATATCACATATTGTTTGTTGAATGGGACAAAGGTTTATGGGGTATAATAGGTCTAGGAGTTACCGTTGCAATTTTAAGTATCATATATGATATTGGCTGCGAGATAAACGAGCAATAAGAGGAAATAATTATGAGTGAAGAATGTAAAATACCAGAACATACTTTTAGATGTAGATTTCAACATAAACATATATTCGTATGGAAAGATATAACAACAGATATGATGTTCAAAGATAAGAAAGTAGTAATGTTTGGATTACCAGGTGCATTTACACCTACTTGTTCATCACAACAATTACCACAATACGAGGCACAATACGACAGATTTAAAGAACTAGGTATAGATGATGTATATTGTATATCAGTAAATGATGGATTTGTAATGGACGCTTGGGGTGCTAGTATGGATCCTAAAGTAGAAAAAGTATTTTTGTGTCCTGATGGTGATGGTTCTTTTACAGAAAAAATGGGTATGTTAGTTGATAAACCTGCTAATAAATTTGGTAAAAGAAGTTGGAGATATTCTGCTTATGTTGAGAATGGTGTAGTAACTAAAATGTTTATTGAACCAGGTAAGAATGACAAAAGCGAAGATGAAGATCCGCACGATATATCATCAGCAGACAAAATGCTAAAATATCTAAAGGGCAATAAGTAATCAATGTATGGAGGGTTTGATGTTTTTAGAGTCTATATGGCAGTTAAATTACATTTTACTACCAATTATGATTATTTTGACTATGATGGTAAAGTAAATATCAAACTAGATACATTTACAAAACGAAATGATAGATATTTTTTTCATAAACTCAGCACAAAATATGGACAGGATGAAATACTTGATTTCTTTGTTGCGAACTTCATTGAAAAAGATAAAAACTGGATTGGTAACTTATTAGAAAATGATGGACGAGAAACTTACCTCAATTATAGAAAAGTTAAAGACAATTTTAAATTTCATTTTAGAAACGATTTTGTTAACATTGTTAATGACTTTAATACTAAGCGGATTTCTTTTGATGATGGTTTCGTTTGCAATAGCGGACAACATCCACGACTTTTACGCTTACTTATTCAAAGGAGAGCGTCTTTCCAAACCTTCGTTGTGCTTGACCAAGTGTTATCGTTTATCAAAAATTGGAATGTACAAATTAAAGAGAGGATTGTGTGGCCTAAAATCGCACATAAGGTTTCCAAATTGAAACCTTTTATAAAATATAATGAAACAGAATGTAAATTAATTATGAAAGAGGTAATTAAAAATGCTTGATAAGAAACTAGCAGAATCAATTGATAAATTTATAGTAGGCACAGACAATAAACCTAAAATAGAGTTTATATCTTTAATATCAGGTGTAGATAAGACAATGCCTATAATAGAGGCGTCTAAACATAAACCATCTTGGATTAAGAAAGCGGCTGCAGATTTTAAATCGCAAGGTTCTATCGCTCAACAATTTAGAGGCGGTCAACAAATGTATGATAATCCTGATATGCAAAAATTTAGTCCTTATGATACAAAACATACATCAAAATGTCCTGCTTTACAACTTTACCATAATACAGGTTATATTTTAAGAACACATACAGATATTAAACTAGATGTTAGTCCTGATGGTGAGTTTTTTCAATCATCATCACCTGGTGGTAACCAAGAAAGTAGACCACTTATCACAACACATATGGAACAATCATTTTATCCTTTTTTTGAAAACTGGCCAAAAGGCACAATGAAAAAAGTATTGAAGTTTGATTTACCTTGGGTAGCAAGAATACCTAAAGGATATAAGATGTTGCAAATGCACCCAATGTATTCAGATGAAAATAGATTTACTGCCTTGTCAGGTGTATTAGAACCACATTTAGGACAAGCAGCTGTAGGTACGATACCTTTCTTTTGCCACTTTACTGGCATAGAAACAATTAAGGCAGGAACACCTGTTGCTCAATTTATATTGATACCAGATAAAGATAATGAAATGAAAGTAATTGATTTTGAAGATGATCCAAAATATAAAAAAGAAAGATCAATGAGCTATTTACAATTAACAGAATCATTTAATAGAAACTATGGCAAAATGAGAGAGTTTTGGAAGAAATATGGCTGGTAGAGTATTTTGTATTGGTAATGGTGAGAGTCGAAAAGGATTTGATTTAGAAAGATTAAGACCACACGGTAAAATATATGGGTGTAATGCCTTGTATAGAGATTTTACTCCAGATGTTATCACAGCAGTTGATATGGGTATAATGCACGAAGTATATAATTCTGGTTATGCACAAAATAA